CAGGATGCATGATCTTGTATGTCTCATAAGTATGCAAGAACATATTAAAATATTCATCAACCGTCTTCTTTCCTTCAATTATTTCCCAACCTGCACCTTGCATTTTTTTACCTCCCTTATCTGGTCCTCTCTTTGTAGATTTGAGCCATATGATACCGTTACGATCCACTTTTTGGAGGTATCTTTCTTCATAAGCTTTAGTGTAGGCTGACATTTGTAAGTAGTAACTTTCATGAACTGAATTTGAGGTTTTAATATCTAGAAGCCATTTTTCTCCATTAATCTCTACCAATAGATCCAGGGTTCCAGAGTATTTGTGGGTGTCACTAAACATGAATTCCTCTGACAATAGAAGAGTTGGCTTATAGGTTGTCCAGAAGTCTGTGAAGCCCAAGATCATCTTCCACACATGAGTATGATAATTAACTTTACCATCAGGCTCAATCCACCTAATCTCTTCACCTCTCAAGAATTTTTCTACGGCATTGTGGACTTGAGTTCCCTCATCACCAGCGCGACGCATAACAATATCAGCATTATGCCCCATATCTTTAATCCAGGTTTCGAAAAAAGCACCTTTTGGAAAATAGCCGAGAATTGTGGTAACAGACGGATAAAAGACCCCAGGCGATCTTTGATAGTATCTAGAATCGTGTAAAGTAATTTGTCTTAATTCAGGATCTGTTTCAACGATTCTTTTTAAGAACTTGTCTCGATAGACATTCTTGTTTTGTTCGATCATATTAGTTGTATTTTTTTGAGAAGCAGGTCTCCGAAAGACAGCGGCTTCGCAGTATGTAATAACTTGGTCATATTATTAAAACCAAGGTCAGAAGGGTCTTTACCTTCTAATTCTATTAAATAAACTTCTTTACCTAAATTAAGAAGATTCTGTGAATAATCTAATGCTTCTTTAAGAGCATCTTTGTCTAATGCTAAATATACTGTTTTTACTTCAGATTCTACTAATTTAATCATGAGTGACTGTGGAATAGTTTTACCGAACAAAGGAATAGCATTACGTTTAATTGCAATAGCATCAAAAATACCTTCACATAATATAACAGGAATAGACCAATTAACAAAATACTCTAGACCTATAAGTTCTGTTTTATTACAACTAGGAGCATCATACTTACGAGAAGGATCTGGTTCAAATGATCTAGCAATAAAATAATTAACATTACCATCTTTATCATATGAAGGTACTATGATTCTATTTCTATATCTTCCTGTTTTACAATATCCAATATTATACTTTTGTATATCTTGAATAGAGATATTCCTTTTCTTTAAATAAGCTAAAGCATGTCTACACTCAAGAGATTTATCAGGGTTAGATAATGAAATGAATTCTTCTGGTAAGGTTACTTTATTTGGTTTTGTAGTATCAATCTTTGTATTATCTCCTTGAAAATAATTTTTCATCTCGATAATCTTTTCTGTAGGGGCATCTACTTTTTTTAATAGTGATACTGGAGTTTTACCTTTAGTAGCAGGGTGGCAAGTCCAACAATTGTATTGTCCAGACTTAATATTCACTATTAACTTAGGATTATGATGCTTACAAACTGGGCAATAGAATGCATAATCCATAGTGGTTTTAGAACCTTTTCCTTTGCCAAGAACTGTTTCTAATAATCCTAATACAAGTAACTCTTTGTCCATTTATCAAATATAAGACAAAAAAACGACATAAAAAAATATTTATTAAAAAAAATTTTTCTGTTTCAAATATTTGTTGTATATTGGTAAAACTAATGTCGTATACTCATGCTCTATGCCATAGCTTGGTTAAATTCCATGAGTGAGTTTTAGAATGAGTAAGCGCAACGACTACCAGGAGTAAAGACCAATATATGCTTCAGGTATACAAAAATAGTTGGTAGTGAAAGCCTAAAATAATATCGGCCATATCCGACGGTTTAGTCCGCTAAAGGGTTTTAGGTATAAGCTACAGATGAAAAACAAAGTCAATTACACTCTAAAAAAAGGCTAAATACCTTTAAACTAGCTATTATGCAAGTAGAAGATTTTCAAATAGAAGGAGATAAAATAACAGAAGAGCAATTAAATGCATTATATATTTACTTATCAATGACATTTGATACTATGAAAGATGAAGAAAAAACAATGTGGTATCAAATAATGCAAAAAATAGATAAAGAGTTTTATGAACAAGATTAAGTTGTTAGTATTAGAAGGTTGCAATAAATGTGAGAAATTAAAGCAAGAATTGAATAGAAACAATATTCGTTATGAATATGAAGTTTGTAAATCCGATACCGAGATTTGTGACTCTATTGAAGATTTAACAGGCTGCTCTAACTACCCTATAGTATTAAAAATAATAAATAATAACTTTATAGAAGAAGTTATTTATATAACAGACAACTATGATGATGTAGGTATTACTAAATCTTTAAATAATAAAATTAAAGGTAAACCAATGCACTCTATAGATCAATTAATAGATTACGTAATTAAGTTGTAAATTTATAGTATGAAATACAAACAATTAATATTAAGGAAAATATTTGAATTAAACAATTTAATAAATTCCCAAAGAGCTTTAGTTTCAACTGCAAGATCTCAAGAAGAAATTCATGCTCAACTAGATAGAGTAAAATCTAAAATAGAAGAAATAGAAGTTCTAATAAATAGTGAAAGTGAATTCTAAATAAAAATAAGTTATGAAAAATTTAAGTCCTGAGCAAATGGCTGAGAACCTGGCCAAATTTTATTCTTTGATAGATAAATATATTTCTGGAGGTAGAAAAGATAAACTTATAGAAATGTATAAAGATATTGAAGAGACTCTTGCTACTTCTCCTGCTTCTACCAAAATAAGTCACCACAATGCTTTTGCTGGTGGTTATTTAGATCATGTAATTAGAGTTACTGAAGCAGCATTAGTATTTGAAAAGGTTTGGGATAAGTTTGGCCAGAATAAAAATTATACAACTGAAGAATTAGCATTTGCAGCACTTAATCACGATCTTGGTAAATTAGGTACAAATGATGAACCAGTTTATATTCCTAACCAATCACAATGGCATAGGGAGAATCAAGGTCTTATGTTCAATTACAATCCTGCTATAACTCATATGAGAATTGCAGAAAGAAGTTTATTTGTACTCCAGAAGTATGGTATACAGGTTTCAGAGAATGAGTTTCTAGCTATCAGGTTACATGATGGTTTGTATGAAGAAGCAAACAAACAATATTATATAACTTATAATAAAGATACAGAATTAAGGTCTAATATCGCTTATATACTACATCAAGCAGATTTGATGTCTAGTAAAATTGAATCAAATTAAAATTAATATACTATGACAATAGGAATTATAGCCCTCATAGTTTGGGCAGTATCCATAATAGGATACGTAATTTGGAACCTATTCCAAAAAAATAGAAGATTAGAATCAATGGTTATTACTCAGCAGTTCTTTATTGATAATATCAAAGACTGTATGAAAGAAATAAATAGCTGCGCCAATCAAATAGATTCTAAATTATGGGTTCAGTCTGATCCTGAGTTTTTGAGCCTTATGGAAAATGTGAAACAAATGCAAACTAGGATTAACGAATTCATAGAAGAGTAATATGACGGATATACTATTAAATGAGGAAGAGGTTCTCTTAACTAAGAAAGGAGAGCCTAGAAAGAGAAAGCCTAAAACAAAAAATAACTATTTTACAACAGAAACCGAAGAGGCTATTCTAAGGTATAGAGCTGCAAAAAATCAAGCAGAAAGGAATAGGATTTACAATCAAGATATTCACTACGGATTTTATAAGCTAGTAGAGAACATAATTCATACATTTAAGTTTTACTATACAGAGGTTGACAACATAGAAGATCTTAAGTATGAAGTAATATCTTTCCTCCTTCAAAAACTAGACCTTTATGATCAATCTAAAGGTAAGGCCTATTCATATTTTGGTACAATTGCCAAAAGGTATTTAATTATATATAACCAAAAGAATTATAAGAAACTGGTATCTAAGGCAGAGATTGGAGAGCAGAATGATGATGACGCCTTATTAAATAGTATCCTTGTAAAAGAACCAGAACCAGAGCTAGATAAACTAGATGTGGTCGAGCTTTTCATCAAATATGTAGATGACAATTTGTTAGAACTATTTGACAAAACAGATGAAATAAAGGTCGCTGATGCGATTCTAGAGATATTCAAAAAGAGGGAGAACATAGACATTTTCAATAAAAAGGCCGTCTTTATATATGTAAAAGAGATGGCTGACACCCAATCTAATACCATTACAAAGGTAATTAAAAAGCTCAAAAACATCTACAGAACTATCCTTAATGAATATCTTGAAAACAATGACTATTAATATTTATTCTAAAAAGTCATGGAACTTGATAAGGAAATATTCAAAGGTAAAACTATTGCCAATCTTGTAGAAGAGGTATACGACAAGCAAAAAAATCAAGATTCTACAATTAAACAGGAGATCATGAGGCTTGCCGATATGATTGAAACTCCTGGTGACGCTATTGTAGTTGTGCCTCTACTTAAGGGATTTATAGACTCTAGTTTAAAGAACGATGAGGTTCTCCTCAAACTACTTAATCTTTTCCAAAAAGCTGCAGAAAATAAAAAGGCTGGTGATGCAGAAGATTCTGGTGTTCTTACTGAAAAGGATATCGAGCAGTTATTCTCTGAGGTTTCTAATATTAAAATCAAAGATCCTAAACAACTACCTAGCGCATAATGTCTACAGGATATCTTTTTGGACCAAAGTTTGAATCTGGGCAAGGTACTTCAAAAGGCCAATATTTTCAAATAGCAAGAGTTAAGTCTATTGTTATGGGTCCAAATATTGTTGCAGGATCAGGACCTACAGGAACTGTTACAAACCTACCCGATCCAGACTATACTAGCCCAAGAGATATAGGTAAAATAAGGTATGAATTACTGTACTCCCAATACTCTACCTCAAAATCAAGAGAAGTATCTGAACCTGCATATCCGATATGGTATTTTGTAAAACAGTATCCTTTAGTAAATGAAATAGTTCTAATTATAGTTGGACCGTCTGTAAAGTTGAATGACGGATCAACAAAACAACAATACTATTACATGCCTGCTTATGGAATGTGGAACAATCCAAACCATAATGCCTTTCCTAATATGGATGAGTGGGCAGATTATCTAAATAACTTTGCAAATAAACCAGGGTATTCAGGAAATTCTACAGACAGTAAAACGCTCCCGTTAGGAAGAACATTTCAAGAGAATGCTAAGGTAAAAGATTTACAGCCTTTTGAAGGTGATACAATCATACAAGCTAGGTTTGGCCAGTCAATAAGATTTGGTAGTACTGTTTCTGTATTAAAAAGATTTAATACCTGGTCAAACAATAGTGCTGATGCAAATGGAGACCCTATAACTATTATAACTAATAGCCAAGGAAATAGAAATATAAAAGAAAACGACAAGTTTAATCCAATAGTAGAAGATATTAATAAAGACGGATCGTCTATATATCTTACTAGCACTCAAGAAATAAACTTAGTAGACTTAAATAATTTTCCTCTAGCTTCATTTGGTGTAGGTATAAATCCAATAGTACAACAAGTAGTTGAAGTACAAAGAAAGCCTATATCTGATGAAGTTATATCTGCTCAATCACAAGATCAAAATACTATAGGATAATGTACGCACCACAATTTCCATATAAGAGTGATCAAGTAATAATATCTTCTGATAGAGTTTTACTTCATTCAAAAAATGATGCTATCTTTTTATTTGGTAAACAAGCCGTATCATTATCTTCTCCTCAAACCATAAACTTAGATGCTTCTCAAAAAGTATTAATAGATTCACCTAAAATAGAATTAGGACATAAAGCTCAAGATGATGGTGAACCTGTTGTATTAGGAGAGAAATTAAATGAGCAACTACTTGATTTAACTATAGCAATACAAACTGCTGCAGTTATGCTAAGTCAAGCATCTACTACTAATTTAGGCGCCGCAATGCAAAGTGTAAGAAATGCAGGCCAGATTCTATATAATGCCGCAGAAAATTCTAAAGCATATATAGATAATAAAGTAATTCTATCTAATAATACATTTACAAGATAATGTCACTATCTCAATCAAATATAATTAATTTAGGTGGAGATAAACTTAATATCAATACTACTACTGCTAAAGGCTTAGAAAAAGCTATAGGTGTTATAGCACAATTCATAATTAAAAGCCAACAAGGAGTAAATAAGATCATCTACGGTGATGTAAAAAAGAAATTTAAAAACAAGTCAAATAATAAAGGAGACGTTTCTAGTGCCATGAATAATGGCCTACTTAACGTAGTAGACACAGTAGCCTCTGTAGATATTTGCAATATAGTAAATTATTTAATAAATCAAATACCAGGAGGAAAAGGATTTAATCCTAATGTACCTCCTAAAACAGATGATCCTATTGAAAGATCTAAATATGCGCTTCAAAAAATTGCATATGATGTACAAATTAAAATAGATGAATTTTCTAATTTATATTTAGATCCCAATAATTTACAGAGTAGAGTTGACCTCTCTAATCTTGTAAGTCAAATAACAGAGTCTTTAAATTCTATAGCAGATCCAGTTGCTCAGATAGGATTAACTAATCCACAATTACAAAAGGCTTTTCCTGACATTTCTATATTAAGCAATTTTATTCAAAATGCTGTAGGGAAGTTTAATCAATATACAGATATAAACCAAATAAATTCATCCGAGCTCCAAAAGGTATTAAAATTAATTCAGGATGTAAGAAATGTTTGTATAGCTATTCAAGGATTAAATTCACCTGCTGCAGCGATCAATTTTTTAGATAGCACATTTGATGTAGGAATACAAGATCAAATACAAAAAATACAAAAGTTAATTAATCCTGCTAGATTAATACCATTATTAAAAGCAGTATTAAGAACAGCAAATAGTATTAATTCTATAGGTAGAAAGATAGTTGGCTTTATAAAAACTGCTCAAGTAATTATACAATTAATTTTACTATTAAGAACTGTTTTAACTATAGTAGCAAACTTTTTAAAGCTACTTCAAATACCTTCTATATTTAGTACGGTTGGAGCTACTTTAGTTCTTACTGATCAACAGCAGAAGATAAAAGATCTTATAGAAAAACTTTTCCAAAGATTAGGACAAATAAATTCTGTTTTAAATTTATTAATCATATTTGTTGAAAATATATTAATAGCAATAAATGAAATAATAATAAAGTTAAGAATAATCTTATTGAATTTAGAACAGTGTTCAAATATAGATCCTGAGCTTATTCAAGAAACTCGAGACACAATAAACAGTCTATCTCAAACACAAAGTGATCTTCAAGCGTTTATTAACACTTATAACACAAATAGAGATTTAATAGACACTAGATTTGGAGATTATAATATAGAAATAGTCACAGAGCAAGTAACTGACGAAGGTATAAATTTAAAAAGAAGATATGGTATAGCAAGAGGATTAGACGGTAATATAGCAGTCCAGTCTACTCCTACATTTGCTTCGTTAGACCAGATAATAATAAATGAAGTAAAAGTGCTATTAGTTTCTGGTGGGTTTGTTAAATCTAATTTCCAGAACCTGCCTTTAGAAGATATATCTACCCTTTTAGAGTCTGCAAGATTCTTGGAAGAAGGATCAATAAGCCCTGACTCTTTAGAGATATCTGTAGCTAGTTCTTTTGATATATCGGATGAAGATGCAAACGAGCTAGGGCTTCAGACTTTTGTAAATAACCTCCCAGGAGGTAAGAAGCTAAGAAAGAAGATGAGAAAGATATTTGCAGAACAAAGTTCTAATTTGAGCAAAAGTGTTGACTCTGTAGATCCAAATTCAAAATATAAATCTTCTATAATAAAATAGAAAATATTCTAAAATAATATTTATAAAATATGGGACAAGTAGACCAATTAAGAAAACTAATAAGAGAGGAACTCAGAGCTGTTCTTAAGGAAGAGCTACCTAAACTATTAAGTGAGGTTAAAAAAACTCCTATGGCAGATCCTAAAAAGAGTTTACAGGAGCAGGTAAAATCAAAAATACCAGGGACTCTAAATACCCAAACTCCAAGACCTGTTAAATTTACAGGAAACAATCCTATGGCAGCATTCTTAAACGATACTGCTCAAAGTATGTTAAATGAAGACTTCAACATGACTTCTGATAATGTCCATCCAGGACTTGCCTTCCAGCCTAAAGAAGTTAAGGTTGGTAGTGTAGAGGGTATGTTAGGAACAGCTAGACCGAGCTCAAACTTGGATGCTGTACAAATAAATGAAGTGCCAGATTTTTCTGGTCTTATGGCAAAACTTAAACAACAAGGACAAATATAATGGCCTACGGTTTAAAACAAATATCACCATTAGACCTTAAACCTTCAACAGCAATTGGAGTTAAAATTCCTTTTGATGCTGAAAATGTATTTTCATCTGTCTATACCACAAAGGATCAAATAAAATATAATATCATCAACTTCTTATTGACAGATCCTAGAGAAAGGGTTTTTAATCCTACTTTTGGGGCTGGGCTGAGAGCTAGGTTATTTCAACAAATAGATCAAGCCTCTTTTGAAGAGATTAAGCAATCAATAAGAACTCAGATGGAAAATCAATTTCCTCAGGTTGAAGTTACTACTTTAGAGATAGTAGGAAATCCGGATTATAATTCAATCAATATAAAATTTAGTTATAGACTATTAAGATCAAACGAAAATGATTCGGTTATATTGACTATACAAAATATGTAGAAATGGCTAACCAAGTTGATATTAAATATTTAAACAAAGACTTTACTTCTTTTAAAGCTGACTTAATAGAGTATGCTAAGGCGTATTATCCTACTGTATATAATGACTTTACTCAGGCATCACCTGGTAGTATGTTCATTGATATGGCTTCTTATGTAGGTGATGTGCTTTCATTCTATTTAGATAATCAACTTCAAGAAACATTTTTACAGTATGCTAAGCAAAAAGGTAATTTATTCACTTTAGCTTACATGCTAGGTTACAGACCTAAGGTAACTTCTGCTGCTATAGTAAATCTTGATGTATACCAACAAATACCTGCGGTTAGTATTGGAGGTGGTAATGTAGCTCCTGATTTTACTTATGCAATGACTATAGAACAAGGAATGCAGGTTAAGTCAAATATAAATAGTTCTGTAGTATTTTATGCTCCACAAAAAATTAACTTTGCTACGTCATCTTCTTTAGATCCAACTACAGTAGAAGTATATACAATAAATGGTAGTAATGTTCCTACATCTTACCTTTTAAAGAAAACTGTACAAGCATTATCTGGTCAGGTTAAAACTCAAGCATTTAGTTTTTCATCTCCTCAAAGATTTGCTACAGTAAATATAAGTGATAGTTCTATTATTACAATATTAGATGCTAAAGATTCTGATGGTAATACTTGGTATGAGGTTCCGTATTTAGCTCAAGACTATATATTAAAACCAGTTGAAAATACTGCGGCTAACTATCCTTCTCTATATCAGTTCCAAAACCAGGTTCCTTACATGATACAGAAATTATCTGTACCTAGAAGGTTCACATCTAGATTTAGATCTGATGGATCATTAGAAATAGAATTTGGTCCTGGTATTAATTCTGTTGCAGATACTGCGGTTTTACCTAACCCTAATAATGTTAGTGTAGGATTAACAGGTGGAGGCTTAAGTACCCTATCAAGTTCATTTGATCCAACAAATTTTGTTACAACACAAACTTATGGTCTAGCTCCAAAAAATACTACAATAACTTTTCAATATTTAGTTGGTGGTGGTGCTAGTGCAAATGCTTTGAGTAATCAATTAACTCAATTACTATCTTATACTATATCAGGAAATACAAGTTATCAAAATACAATTGTAGTAAACAACCCAGATCCTGCTTCAGGTGGTGGTGATGGAGATTCAGTTGAAGAATTAAGAATGAATATTGCTGCAGAGTTCCCTACTCAATA